GCTGCATTAGTATCTCTGGCTAGGTACTTGAGTTCTTTCATAACGGCACGCATGGCACCGAACTCATCGTACCCATCCATTGCTACATCCATAAGATTGTCTACAACAATAAGGGTTGGACTCTTACCCCACACTGTTTCAAAGGCTGAGACTTCATCATCTAAGTCTTTAAGTGTAGGGCTAGATTCAAACGACCAGAACAAATGATTGTTTAGTTGTAGTATCTCATGCGATTTTGTTGGGTTGTTTTTGAGTAACTGTTCTGCTGCTGCCTGTGTCATCTTGCCAGTCATGGCAATCAAACGCATAGCCATCGTGTGTGCATTGGTATCTGCTGAAAAGTAAAGTGTAGGATGTTTTGTTTTTGCAGCAATAGCCAATGCAACTGATGACTTACCTGCACCTGGGGTGCCTGCAACTACAGTTACCTCTGCTCTACGCAGAATAATTCCTGCTCTTTCAAACGCAGCAAAGGCAGGCGGAAGTGGTTCTCCGCCTACCTCTGCTTTGTTTATAGAGCGTCTAAGTGTTTTCACTTAATCTGTTCTGGAACAAATGTGTTCCACTCTGGTGATGTGTTAGCAACATACTGGTTCTTACACTTATCAAATGCACCCTTTGGTGCTGGGCAGAAGTAACCCTTATATGGCTTACCATCTTTACCCATTCCTTGGATTGCTGTCATCTTACCGTGAGCGCAACCGCGCCCTCCAATAGATGGTACTGGTGCTGGCTGTGCATATTCTTGTGCAGGAATTGTTGTTCCTGTTTCAATGATGTTTCCACCAAGTGCTGCTGCTACTGACTGTACTGACACTGCTGGTGCTGATGCACCACGCACTGCTGCTTCTAGTTCTTGTGCTGCTGATGCAATTGCTGCAATTGAATGTGCAACAATGTTGTCTAGTTCTTCTCCGTTTTCTGCACGGACTGTTACTAAACTACCTGCTGTTGTTTTTACTGTGATACTGATTGGTGCTTCTGTACTAGGCACTATCTTCTCCTTGCTCAAATGGAGTAGCCAGACCCTTTTGGTCTCGCCACTTTCTTACTTTCATAGCAAACTGTACGCCTTTCCATCCTTCTTTGATGTCAACCCATACTAGTTTGCATGTTCCTGTCCCCGCTGGGGCATGAACAATAATTGCTTTCTCTTTGTTGATGTCGCCCCATGTGCCACGGGTCGCCGTATCTATCATGTACGGCGAGCCGTTGGCGTAGATTGCTAATTGCATAGCAATGTTATTTGGATGGTCAATGCGACCTGTCTTTAGGTCAGCAATGAATCGCTCACCTTTATACTCAACAACTCTATCTGGTGTGCCTGCAATTTTAAACTTGTCTAGCACTGTGAATTGTTCAATGTAAATCTTAGTGAGAATACTTGTAGCCTGCTCATATGCTTTGATGTCAGGCATCCACTGCTCTGGGAATACACCTAACTCTAAACCTAAATCTAGTTTTTCTGTTAGTGCATGGATTGCTGTGCCAATAGTGGCTGCTTTACTAGCACCTGCCACTTCCATTGCTTCTTCAATGTAAGCATTAACTAACTTGTTGTTATCTCCTGCTACACCAATGGCTAGTAGTAAGTCTGGTCTACTTGTTAAACCGATTGCTGCCATACGCATTTTCCATGCGGTCAATGCCGAGGCATCATCTAAACTGTTGGCAATAGTAGTAGCACGTGTATAAGCAATTGCTTTACCACCTGTAGGTGGAACGACTAGCGGTCTTCCGTACCTATCTCTTTCAATTTCTGTTGGCATTACTCTCCCTGTTAATTAGTGAGCAGTTTACACACATACTCAGGTGTTGAAGGTTTGTGCTGCGCGACAGGTCCCACAATACGGTTTATCCAGAGAAGGGTTTTAACCATTCATAAACCTACCTTCATTGGCGCTATCGCTGCTATTGCAGTATGCATACCAATAATAAGTCCCGTGTTCGCAGATGGCGGGACCACCCATCCCCAAGTCTAACACATAGTCGAAATGAACAAAGTCCCATGCATTAGATAGCGCTGGCGATGATGTTACTCTCGCTCGATATCTTGTACTCGTACATCTGGGTCGTGCAACTCTAAGTCGTAGCCGCTGACTTCGATGTTGTCCGTAATGATATCTTCAACTTCCTCAGGGGAGGTAGCCTTGATACCAGTAACAGTAACTGTAATCTCTACAGTTGCTGACCAAGTTGTAGTGAGTACATCTGAACCGATTGATTCAAGCAACTCGTTAACGTCATCACGTGTAACTGTTGCTTCATCTGTACCATCATCAAATGCTTCACTAAAGAAATCGTACACCTTACTACGTATAGATGCAATCTTTCTGTAGGTTTCTTGCGCTTCAAGTTGAACTGATTCCAGTCTCAACTTGGCTGCTGTTTCACTCTTGATTAATTCTTTGAGTGATTCTTCTGTGAAGTTGTAGGTTATGCCATCTACTGTGATTGGGTTTAAGTACATGTCTCTCCTTAGATTCCTATTAGTTCTAGTGCTCGTAGTTTAATGCCGTCATTGCGCCCTGCTAGGGTAGCAATACTAGCATCTTTCTGAGAGTGATGGTCTGCATATTCGACAACTGCTTGCCACAAACCAAACTCTGTATTGCGAATGTTCTCTTGTGTTGGGCTATCTGTGTAGATAGCAAATGCTTTCTGTCGTGCATTGAGGGCACGGGACTTGGCATTCTTTTCACCCTTGGATAGTAGGTGCAGCGGTGCGTTTTCTATCTTGCTTGGTAGTGCCCATACTTTCTTGAAGAATGCAGTTGCCTTAGCAATATCTGCTTCACGCTGAAGCAGGTAGTTGGCAAGGTTGCTGTACTCATCAATACTTGTATAGGTTAGGTCAAGAATGTTTCGCATATCAGATACTGATAGCACTGCGTTCTGGGTATGACGCAGGGTATAAGTATGTGCTTTATTTTTGGCCTTGAAGATACGATTGATTTGGTTTGAACACCACAATCGCTCAATGATAGGGCGTAGTACTACTGATGATGAACCATCATGACTAGTCTTGGCTAGCAAGAAGGCAGCATGTGGGTCGCCCTTGATTTCCATTTCTTTTGGTAATGACATAAGCATCCATACTTTTGCTCCGTCATCATACTCACCTGCTGCTGCATAGCGAGCCTCGCCTGAATCAATCAATCCATCTAGTGAGCCAAAGACTTCAGAGTTCTGAAAGACTTTGTACTTGTTGCCCACTACACCAATGACTGACTCTTTGCCATCATGTTTCTTTACTACTGCTTGCTTCTTGGGTACATGCATAAACTGTTCTGTGTGCATGTCTGACAGGCTGACTGTCCAGTCAAGTCCTGCTTGCTGTGCTACTTGTGCTGCGCTTGTTGCCTCAACTGCTACGCCTGCTTTCTGCCAGGCTGAGCGGTTGGGTTTGTTTACTACATCTGCTGTAGTCATATGTCCCTTTCTTTACCATGAAGCCTGATACTCGAAGGCCCATCCTTCGGGTACATCTTCAATGAGTTTGGTTAGCATGGCTGAGGTATTTTCTATTTGCATGAAATACCACTCGTCATACTCTGTGCTGCCAAAGAAGAATCCTGCACCTGTTGGTAGCAGTTCCTCCGCCTTGGTATGGTCTGCCAGTACCTCTTCGCATAGTATCTTTAAATCAATTAAAGAACTACGAGGTACATAGATTGGCTGACAGTTATCTTCTCCACCTGCTAAGTTATCCACAAACCAGTTGTGGATAGAGTTAGCCTTACGCCAGTAGCCCACCTGCAAAGATACTTGTGCATACGCAAAACTATCTGCTGGTGCTGCCCATTCTGTTGCTCCCACAAGGGAGGTCAGAATCTTGTAGTCAGGGTTAGCCTTGTTAGTTGGCTTACCCTCTGCATCTGGTATCCACTCAAAGGAAGAGATACCTTTACGTGCATATAGATACATGTCTAATCCCATGATTAGATACCCATTCCTTCTTTAACCTTTGGGTGTAGTTCATGCGTCATTGCAGTGAACGCACCTGCAGGCCAGCCTGAATTAAATACACGGTTAAGCAACTGTGCTAGTGAGTAGCGTGGGTTATTCTCTAGCGCCTGTGATAGTACTGACTGTGCAGATGTATCACCAAGAGAATATAGATTTGCAGCCAAGATACTAGCAACTGGTGCAATGAACTCACCTGTAACTGTCTCCATAAAAAATGAAAGGTATAGATTTACCTTTACAATTTCACGCTCAGATGGCAGACCTAATACAAAGTCACGCAACTGAATGTCTTTGTTAAGACCTGCTGTTACTTCTGCAATGTGGTCGAAGTCTGGTGTCTGACCTGAATCAATATGTGAATAGATTGCATCTGTCAAACGCTTGCGTTGTGTTAGCAGTTGTTCTTCTTTACCATTGTCATCTAACAAGATGTTCTGGTAGTTTTCGATTTCTTCTACTGTTACTGTCATTTCTTTCTCCTTAGTTATAGGTACTTTGCTATTTGCTTCATGGTTGAAGCATTAACTGTTGTTTCATCTGTCATGCGTAGTATTGATAAAGCGTTTGTAATATCATCTACAATTTCTTTGTATTGAAATTCACGAATAGGTTCAAACGTACGCTCAGGCATGT